AGTATATCTATCTTCAATTCCAATATTACTTGCGGCATGAGGAGTATCTCCTTGCCACATTACAAACTCACCTGCTTTCCAATTTACGATGGCTTCACCATCAATTTCAAAGTAATGCCCAGGTTTCCAATCTTCTAAGAAAATCACTGCTCTATGTACATCTTTGGGCTGTGTTCCGTATATTTCACAATATTTTTTGAAGTGGTCACTATGAGTCGGCATGATGTCTAGAGTCTGCATTTTATAGAACACATAACCACAGCGAAATAATTTTAAAGTGTATGCAACAGAGAGAGTCCAATCAGGCATATCGTTAGGATAGCCATACATAGAACCATAAGTTTTGTCATGATAATATCCTTGTGATAACCATTCTTCGGCTTGTTTGCCTACAATAGGATCTTCTTTATAATCAAATTTTTTGTAATCGTCATCCCAAGTTACTGGAACTTTTCCTCTAATCACCATCTCTCACAATATCCAATGTCACACAATGATGTCCACCGCCCAATGTTCGGCTGTGTCGTAAATCTACTGTATTTACTTTTATATTGTATTTATCAAGTTTGTCAATGAGTACTTTTTGCTTAGGATCACACATAACAGTTTCGGGATTTACTGCTAAAAAGTTTAGCCCTATATAATTGCTGGCGTAAGGATAAGAATCAAAAGGTTGTTCGGCTAAGTCTTCTTTTCCTAACCATATAATATCCCAATTTTTAAATACTTCGGGTGCTTTCTTCACTCTGTCTTTGTTTATCACAACAAGCCCTTCTCTGACAGGACTTATCGTGCTATCAATGTGAACCCCACTGTAAATATCATCCAGCACATGTACGGTGTAATCTTTTCCTAATGTTTCTTGTAACCATTTTGCTCCTTCAATGTTGCCGCTTGAACTTACAAGATACAATAAATCTTTTCCCAGCCTGCATACATTTGCGGCATCAAATTTTGCTTTCGGGTTATCACATGTTATAATTTCATTGTCAAATGCATATTTTAGCGCATCTATTTCTTTCTTCCTAGTAGGAAAAATCATTGGTGCATCAATTACTCTGTCACCAACAATTAATATTCGATCTCTTGGGCAGTAGTTGTACATGCCATCAAAAGAGGCAAATTTTAACGGTTCAGGTTTCCAGACTGTAGCGTATGCCATTAAATGAACGCCCATCATCCATAAGTCCTGATTTGCTTCTCTTATAATTTTATCTGACACAGGTCCTGAAGGAACAGGTGTATCTGTCCAAGCAGTTGTTTCTTCGGTTTTTCTATAGATGGGGCAGTTTACGGGCCAGTGTGCATTGCTTGCATCACCAACGAAAACATGCTTTAGTGGATCCCATTCATTATTCGTATATGCGTACATTTCTTAAATCAGGATATTTCACAGATTGACATTGCTCTTCTACATATCGTAATAACTGAATTCCTTTTTCTGCTTCTTCAATTGTTGGTTTATAATGATATCCTACTTTAAAGTGTATTTGATCTTGCCATGGAGAAATAGTCAAGTCTCTTCCATCATAACACATTTGTTTCAAGTCTTTATATGCTTGAAGACTGTCAGTTAAAATCGCACCGCCTCTACCAATCTGTAAAGGCTTGCTATGACCAAAACTTAAACATTGAAAACTTCTAGGGCGGTACATGTCTCTTTCAAGCCTTCTTGCACTATCCCAAATATCGGTATAAGCAAATCTATATTCACCAATCCAGTCTTGACTTTTTTCGTTTAACCATGTATACTTTATACCTAGTTTATGCATCACCATGGGAATACTAAGATAGGTAAAGGGAGTAAAAGCAGTACGCTCTACCTTGTTATAAATAAAACACAATTCAAGTGCATGGGTACAGCAGTCCGTCATTATACAGTACGGCGCACCCGTGAATTGAGCGAGTTTGTGTTCAAATTCGTAAATTACATCAAACATATGATTTATATATAAAGGCTGCTATAATATGAAAATTGGATTTATAGGAATTGGTAAGCTAGGGCTACCATGTGCAGAAAAGATTGCTGAAAAAGGTCATACGGTATACGGCTATGATACTGACCCTAATATTCAGACGACCCTAGTACAAAAAAAAGAGACAATTGAAGATACTGTAAAAGATTGTCATATTGTGTTTGTGGCTGTCCCCACTCCTCATCACCCTGATTATGACGGTAGCACACCTACACACCATTTACCCCCTAAAGATTTTTCTTATGATATTGTAAAATCTGTTATTAGTGAAGCAGATTATCATATGAATAAAAATCAAATTCTTGTTCTAATTAGTACGGTTCTTCCTGGAACTGTAAGAAAAGAAATTGTTCCCTATATCTCTAATTCAAAGTTTTTGTACAACCCGTATCTTATTGCTATGGGAACTGTTGCATGGGATATGGTTAATCCTGAAATGGTTATGATAGGAAATGAAACAGGCGAACACGATATCGATGTAGGTGAGTTAATATATTTTTATAATAGCATTATGGAAAACCATCCTAGATATGTTGTCGGTACTTGGGACGAGTGTGAATGTATTAAAGTTTTTTACAACACCTTTATTAGTACAAAACTAGGTCTTGTAAACATGATACAAGATGTTGCAGAGAAGCAGGGAAATATTAATGTTGATGTTGTAACTAAAGCCTTAGCAGACAGCACACATAGAATTATGAGTCCAATGTACATGAAAGCAGGTTTTGGTGACGGGGGAGCATGTCATCCTAGAGACAATATTGCTCTTCGTTTTATGTCGGAAGAATTGAATTTGAATTATGACATTTTTGATGCTATAATGAAAGCAAGAGAAATTCAATCTGAGAATATGGCAAAGGCAATATTGAAACATGGGCTTAGAGTTTATTTTACCTCAGACTCTTATAAGCCAGGTGTTGAATACACACAGGGTAGTCCTAGTCTTTTAGTACAGCACTATATAAAAATGCATGGGGGAGAAATTGTATCTTCCAAGCCCGATGTAATAGTAAGAGTGCATGAAATTGATAAAATTCCTCCTGTTACATGTGTTGTATTTGATCCTTGGAGATCCTATGTTTCACCTAATGAAAAACAAAAGGTAGTACATTATGGAAACACTAGAACCTTCAAATAGAATGCCTATTTTAGGTCAACGATTATATTCTAACTCGTTAATTGTTAGGCATAACTTTCGTAACCTGTCTAGTATCTGGACGCCTGATGATGATAAAAAACGCTATTTAATAAACAAAGAAAGAGGTATGATTCCTGAAAGATATTTAGATCCTTCCGTTGTCCGCTACAAGTTTAATTCTCTAGGCTATCGAACTAAAGAGTTTGATGAATTTAAAGATAATGAATTTATGCTGTGTATAGGGTGTAGCTATACTGAAGGAACCGGAATAGCAGAAGAAGACATTTGGCATACTTATGTCGGCGGGAAGGTAGATTTACCTGTTATGAATTTAGGCTACGGCGGTGCAGGACCTGATGTAGTTGAATTAAATATCATGCAGTATTTTAAAGCCGGGTATCCTAAACCTAAAATAGTCTTGGTTCAATGGCCCGGATTTCTTAGAAAAATATTTGTACCCGAAAGGCATAGACAGGAGCCCTATAGTATAAATCCTGTTGTTCCTGCGAGTACCTTTGACACCGAGCAACGCCCCAGTCACAGTATGTTAGAAAAACTAGACAATGATTGGTTGGTGGAAAGATATTACACTTATAAGGAGCTTGCTTATATTGAGTGCTATCGGAACTACACTACGGTTAATCTTATTTTAAAACAAGCAGGAATACCAACCTTCAATTTTACATTTGGTAACGATTTTGATTTTGATAACAATATTCTTTTTAATTCTTCTATGCAAATCGAAAATATAACACCAGGTATCACGGAAGGAGCAGAATCACCTGACTTAGCTAGAGACTGCGGACATCCTGGTCCTATGCATAATAGAAAAAATGCTGAAAAGATTTTACCTTTTGTAGAGAGGTTGTTATCATAATGAGACTGAAAATTGTAAAAGAAAATATCCTATATAGACCTGATTTTATCAATATAGCTGATGAGTGGTATTTTCCTGAAGAAAAAAGAAAGTATGAAAATGATTTAATTGAGGGTAAGCTAGATCCCATATACCATACTAATACTTTGATGTACAACTATAATTCTATGGGGTATAGAACTGCTGAATTTAATACCTTTGAAGATCAAGGCTTTGTGTTAGTCTTCGGTTGTAGTTATACAGAGGGAGTGGGTTTACATGAAGAACATATTTGGCATTCTCATATAACAAAAAATCACAACATTAGAGTTATGAATCTAGGCATAGGTGGAACTGGCTCTGATGCTATACGGCTTAATAGCACACTTTATTTGGCTAACAAGATGCCTAAACCAAGACTTGTTATATTTCAATGGCCCGGGTTTTATAGAAAACTATTTAGCCAAGCAGAGGACGAATCAGGAAGAACTATGTTAGCAACTATGCCTACAATAGGATTAGATGATGAAGTTACATCTACATATGAACAAAAAAATAGAAAACACATAGCAATGAAAATGGATGAAAAATGGTTTGTAGAAAGGTGGATAGCGTATCCTGATGAAATGAGAAACAGAGTATTTCAGGATATATTGTCTTCAATCACTCTTTTTAGAACTTGGAATGTCCCTGTAATAAGTTTTGCTTGGGACGAATTTAATTTTAAAGAAGAAGATTGTGCAATGAATACATATAAAAATATATTGGATGTAAAATTAATTAATACCAATATGGTTCATGATTTAAGAGCAAGAGATGCATTGCACCCAGGACGAAATGTTCATGAACGAGTATACGATATTATAAAACCCAAGTTGGAGAGATATTTATGAAAAAGTTTATTACTTGTATTAAAAAGAAATATCAAGAATGGAAACACAAAAGGCTTGTGAAAAAGAGACTTGCAGAAGTCCGGAAAAAGGATCCGTTTATTTATGATTAGATGGGGTGTCTCATGTATGAATCATGATGCGTCTATATGCGTCATGGATGAGTCAAAAATACTTTTCGCTAGTCACACGGAAAGATATAGCGGAGTAAAAAATGATGCAAACTTAAATGCAGACATTATTGCAGATGCCTTGATGTTTGGACAGCCCAAAGAAATTCATTATTATGAAAACCCTTTGCTTAAAACTGCAAGAAGAATATATGCAGGTCAACCATTTAAGTTTGACAACATAAAAAAAGAACTTAAAAAGTTTGGTGTAAAGGCACCAGTTAAGTGGGGCGAGCATCACAAGAGTCATGCCGCGGCAGGATTTTTTACTTCTCCCTTTAACGAAGCGGCTATATTAACTATTGATGCTATAGGTGAGTTTGATACAACCTCTATTTGGTATGGAAACAAAGAGATTCACTCTTTCTTCAAACTACGAAGCAAAAGATACCCTGATTCTTTGGGGCTGTTCTATTCAGCAATGACTGATAGAATAGGTCTTAAAGCAAACGAAGAAGAATACATTTTGATGGGAATGTCAGGTTATGGTAATCCGCAGAAACACTATGCAAGTGTAAAAAATCTTTTGCACTCAAACAAGAATTTTCATCGAGGGTGTAGAGATTTCATGCCCGAGTTAAAAGAAGATGATTATTTCGATTTAGCGGCAACAACCCAATTAATATACGAACAAGAATTTATTGCGTTATTGCACTTAACACGAAGACTTACTGGTCAAAAAAATCTGGTGTTGATGGGCGGGTGTGCGCTGAACTGTTTGGCAAACAGATTTGCGTATGTCTATTTCGATAATGTTTGGATTATGCCTAATCCAGGCGATGCAGGCTCTTCTTTGGGTGCTATACTAGCACACACGCAACAACAAGCAGATTGGGAAAGCCCATACTTAGGTTACAATATACAAGGGGAGTATCCTGTTAATGAATTATTTAACGAACTTAAAACTACAGGCATTGTCGGCGTTGCTAATGGTAAGGCTGAGTTTGGACCCAGAGCATTGGGCAATCGTAGTCTTCTTGCTGACCCTCGTGGTCAACAAATGAAAGATGTAGTAAATAGAATAAAAAAACGACAAGAGTTTAGACCGTTTGCACCTGTTATATTGCAAGAGGATGCACACAAATTTTTCGATGTTGATAAGGACTTTGAGTCTCCCTATATGCAGTATGTTGTGAAATGCAAGCATCCTAAGAAGTATCCTGCTATTGTACATGTTGATGGTACTAGTAGGGTACAGACGGTGACTAAAACGCAACACAGGGGCTTATACGAGCTCCTAACGCTATGGAAAAAGCATACTAAGTGTCCTATGCTATTGAATACAAGCCTTAACATTAAGGGTAAGCCCATAGTAAATGACTTGACAGATGCTAAACAATTTGAAGATAGATACCGAGTGAAAGTCTTTTAGACGATAAATAAAAATATGAAAAGCAATCTTATAAAGTTTCCTAGACCATATTTAAGAACCGCTAGTAACGGATTCAAGATTAACCTGTATACGGAACAAGAAGTAGAAATGACCCTATTTTGTATAAATATTTGGGGTGATATAAAGTTTAAAGTAACTCAAGATGGTTTGCGAGGGCTATCATCTGACTTTGTTTTAACTAGTTTAGAAAGAGGATATTATAGCGGTTTATTGTCTGATGAAGCAAAGCGAGTTATAAATAGCATTATACAGAGCATTGAACCAATTCACTTAAAAAAGGAGCATAGTAAGTAAGTAAACCAGGACCTTTCCATTAACCACAACAAAAGGGTAACTAATGCCTAAACGGAAGTCGAATCTTCAGATTGTACATGATGACTCACAACCAACATTCAACAAAAAAACTGGAGGGTGCAAACTTAGAATAGATGATTTAGTAGTAATTGACCCGATGACTACAAACCAATCGCTGTTCTTTCAACAATACAAAAAAGGGTCAGCCTTTCTATTGCACGGTGCGGCAGGAACAGGAAAAACATACATAGCACTATACAAAGCACTTGAAGAAGTGCTTGAAGCTGGAAATCCCTATAACAAAGTAATCGTTTGTAGGTCAGCCGTCCCTTCCCGAGATATTGGTCACCTTCCTGGAGATCAAGCAGAAAAAACTGAAGTCTACATGCAACCCTATATAAACATGGTAGACGAACTATTCCCCGGCAAACAAAACGCATTTGGTAGATTGCAAGAAGGCAAAAGTCTACAGTGGATGATTACCTCTTTTGTTAGAGGCATCACACTTGATAATGCAATCATAATCGTTGATGAATGCCAAAATATGAATGACATGGAACTCAACTCTATTATGACAAGAGTTGGACATGACAGTAAAGTCATTTTCTGCGGAGATTTCAGGCAGTCTGATCTGTATAAAAACAGAAACGATATGTCAGGATTACAAAAATTTATGGTCATTGCAGAGATGATGCCGTCCTTCAGCATCGTTGAATTTGGTGTCGATGATATTGTCCGTTCAGATTTAGTTAAGGAGTATTTGGTCGCAAGAATGGCATATGAAGAACAATATGCTTGACATTATCAACTAAAGGCAGTATAATTATATTATGTTTAAACATGTGAAAGAAATAGAAGACTTTGCAACCGATAAGACCGCTCCAGATGGCAGTAGAAAGTACTTTACTGAGTCTGGGGCGGCTTATCCTTCTGTCACTACAGTTTTGGGATACCAAAGCAAAGATTCAATCCTACAATGGCGAAAAAGAGTTGGTGAAGAAGAAGCTAACAAAATAAGTCGCCAAGCATCTACCCGCGGCACAAAGATTCACTTGCTGTGTGAAAACTATCTCGACAATGAAGATGTTGATACAAGCAAACTGTCAATGCTTGATAAAATTATGTGGCAGTCTTTCCAGCCGATTTTAAATCGTATTGATAACATACATGCACAAGAGATTGCGTTATACAGCGACCATCTAAGACTTGCTGGTCGAGTTGATTGCATAGCAGAGTTTGACGGTAAGTTAAGTATCATTGACTTCAAGACTTCAAGAAAGCCTAAGAAAAAGGAGTGGATTACAAACTACTTCGCCCAAGCGGCTGCATATTCTATCATGTATGAAGAAAGGACTGGAACTCCTATAAATAGGTCTGTAATTTTAATTGCAGTAGAGGATGAAGAGCCGCAAGTCTTTATTGATAAACGAGATAATTATGTTCATCATTTATTACATGCAAGAGACTTGTATGAATGTGACCACAAATGAAAAAACCAAACTTCTTAACGATAGAGCCTACCTCTGAGTGCAATGCCAGATGCCCACAGTGTCCTAGAACACACGATACTACACTTGAGACTGATCCGCATCTTGTAATAGATGAATGGACACCCGAACAAATGAAGAACTTTCTTTCTTCAGAGTATTGTGAAAATGTACAAGCCGCACATATAAATGGAAACTATGGCGACATCGTAATGCACAGTCAACCCAAAGAATTGCTACAAACTTTGTTTGACCGGGATATTGTGTTAAACATTAGCACCAATGGTGCGGCATTGAATGCAACTTTTTGGTCATGGTTAGGCGCACAAAAAAATGTATCTGTAGAATTCGCTATAGAAGGTATTGACCAAAAAAGCCACGAAATGTATAGAAGAAAAACACGGCTTGATGTTATTTTGAAAAATGCTAAAGCATTTATTGAAGCAGGCGGCAATGCAATTTGGTATATGACATTGTTTAAGCATAATCATCCTCAACTTGCTGAAGCTAACAAAATGGCAAACGAGTATGGTTTCAAGGAATTCAGACATAGGAACTCAGAAAGATTTATATTTAAAGACCTGATTGTATCAGACGGCGGGTACAGATTAGAACCAGCTCCAGGAGTTCCTATAGGCATCAATGAATCTGATGATTTAGATAATTGGTATCACAATCCGCCGGTTGCTTCTAAACACATGTCTTTGTGGACCGATTTGTTAGTTAATAGAGAGGGTAAGATAAATTGTCATGCAATTAATGATGAAAATCATTTGCACAACATATATCTCTCCGCTGATAAAAAACTTTGGCCCTGCTGTTTCATCCCAAATGAAGTTGATTTAGGATATAAAACAGGACAAATGAATGATTGGATCAGACGATTTTACATAGAGCGGGGTTTAGATAGAAACTTTAACAGTATATTGCATCACACACCTGAAGAAATACTGAACACGGGTATACTTGATGAAGTACTCAAATGGGATATGGATGTATGTTACCAAAACTGTGCAGGATGTGCTTGACAAATGTGTTTAAAGGATATATTATAAATACTGATATGATGAAATTAACAACACTTTTAACTTTATCAATTCTAGGACTTGGTCTATTCTTATCAAGTTGTGATGATGGACCTAGAAGAGCCGCAGATGGTTATTATTTTGAAGAGAAGGAATTTGAAAAAACTTCTCTTGGAGTTACGGTTGTCCTATTTGAAACAAGAAGAGAGTTTGAAGAAACAGCAAAACAAAAGCTAGGAAGAGATTTCCCAGTTGAGAATGTTGCGGCGTTTGGTAGTCTAAGTGTAGTGGGTAACAACTGCACGATCTACACAATGGATGCATCAGTACAATATGAACCAGAATTTCTCGGTCATGAACTGGCTCACTGTATTTGGGGTAGATTTCATGAGAAGCAGAATATAGCACGGAATAGATAGTAGATGTATGTTACCAAAACTGTGCAGAATGTGCTTGACAAATGTGTTTGAAGGATATATTATAAATAATGTATCAGTTGATGAAGCGGACTGAAAGATTGTAGGACGCGGGTGCAATTCCCGCCAGCTCCACCAAAAGCATACTAGGCACGGGCGTACAGTGTCGAAAATAAGACTTCCTAGTGTGCTTTTGATGGGGCTGAACAGGTTCGACTGCGATTGTATAGGACAAGTGGAGACTGATTGACTGGCAAAGTGCCATGTAATAACTGCCAACGATGAGGCATATTCTCTAGCCGCTTAAGGTTAGACGGGGTATGGGTTCCACCTTGTTACCAAACGGACCCATTTTTGACACACAACACACACAAGGAGATAGTTATGTCAAATCCATATGAACTAAGATTCACCATGCTTATGGAAGCAAAGTTAATGCTCGTAGAAGAGTATCACGCAAAGAAAGAACAACTCATAGACAAATACATGGCATTGAAAGATGCCGGTGAGTCGGTTGAGTATCCTACCTTACCCGAATATCCTACTTTTGAGGATACTCAGCGGTTATGTAACCAAATGAATTCTTTTGTAAGTAATTCTGGTGGTAAACACTAAGTAGTTTTAATGGTATGGGCTCCACCATAACGGGCCTGTTTTAGCCTAAGGAGGTTTTATGAGAATTATTTCATATATACTAACTTTAGCATTAGGGTTCGTAACAGGAACTTTTTTGTTTGAGCAAGAACCCATTGTTGAATCAGATAGCATTGTTGTCGATTTTGAACATACCCAGCCTGAAATAATAATCCCCGCATTAGACAGTGAAATAATTTGTTTAGCAAAAAACATTTACTTTGAGGCACGGGGCGAAAGTGTTTTTGGAAAAGTAGCAGTTGCTAGTGTTACTCTCAATCGAGTAGAAAGTCCTAATTTTCCAGACACTATTTGCGGTGTTGTATATCAAGCAAAATTAAGTCAATGGCATCTTCAACAAGGTAGAGAAGTTCCTCTCTTAAATCAGTGCCAGTTTAGTTGGTATTGCGATGGTAAGTCTGATGAGATATATGACCATAAAACTTATGAAAGCATTTACAAGTTAGCTGAACTAGTATATAATATGGATATAGATGTTACTGATGGAGCTACACATTATCATGCGGATTATGTTCAACCTAACTGGTCTAAAAGTATGCCAATGGTAGCAGTTGTAGATACACACATTTTTTATAAGATGAAATAATTATGCTACAGATGTCTCATTATGTTGTTACCGGTGGGTGTGGATTTATAGGATCTCATTTAGTTGAGGCTCTGTTAGCCATGGAATGTTGTGTAACTGTTGTTGATGACAAACGAAATGGAAAGCATGTAATAGATCACCCCTTTGTGCAGTATTTGCATTGTGCGGTAGAAGATGTTAATATCGCAACTGATACCCCTATTGATGGAATAATACATTTAGCAAATACTCCTAGAGTCCGTCTTTCTATGGAAGACCCTAAAGATGCTATTTTAAACAACATAGTTCCTACCGTGGCTGTTTGTGAATGGGCAAGAGAGTATAAGTGTCCATTATATTTTGCACAATCTTCAAGTAGACTTTCTTCAAGTGTCTACTCAAATCCATATACATTTGGAAAAACAATAGCAGAAGAAAATATAAAACTGTATAAACAATTGTGGGGTATAAAAAGTCATTTGTTATATTTTTATAATGTGTATGGTCCTAGAGAAGCAGACTATGGAGAACATAGTACTGTAATCAGGAGTTTTAAAAATCAAATATTAAAAAATGAACCACTAAGAATATATGGAAGTGGAAGAAAGTCAAGAGATTTTACCTTTGTTTCAGATGCTATAGCGGGTATAGTTAAATTGCTTTTGCTTACTCCCTCAAAGCGTCCTGATTATGTCATGTTGGGTAAGGGCGATCCTAAAACTATTCTTGAAATTGCAAAAGCGTTTGACCACCCTTACATTCATGAATTTGATAAACCCGGTGAAGCAGAAAAAACTTTTTGCGACAAACCATTCATCGAAGGAAAATTTGATGTGATAGATTATATTAAAAAATGGAAAAAATTAAATGCATAAGTTAGTAGTAGATAATGACTTAACTGATAAGTCAAAAGTGACCGATGTGTTTCTTATAACGAAACAATTCAAAACACAGGTTGAGTTTTCTCAGCATATTGAAAAGAAGGCGCACAAGACAGATAGTAGCCTAATTGACATTTTGGTTGAATATTGTGTAAAGCAAGAGATTGAAATTGAATCGGTCAAAAAACTAGTCACGCCTTCTCTTAAAGAAAAAATCAAGGTGGAGGCAGAATCTCTTAACTTGATGAAAGAAAAGACAATGAAGTTACCGTTTTGAATATTATTATTACAGGCGCATCCAGTGGTGTTGGTAAATGTTTAGCAGATGCTTTAGAGGGCGAGCACCGAGTATTCAGAGTAACTAGAGAGATTGTTAATCTAGATTACCCCGAAGCATCTTTCTTGACGGATTTACCTTTTGATAATACAGACATTCTAATAAATTGCGCTGGACATGACATGGGAGGGAAGGTTCCTTTTGCTGACCATTTGTTCGGGCATTGGACAAAGATCATTAACACTAATTTAATTAGTGCAATGCGACTTTCTCAGTTAGCGATACAAAGCAATGAAAATGTTACTATTGTCAACATAACAAGCACTAACATAGATCAATATTACCCTGGTGATTTGGTATACTCTCTTACAAAAAATGCTTTACAACAGTTTGGTGAGATGTTACAATTAGAATATCCTACAAGCACTATAAAGGAAGTGAGACTAGGACTTACTAAAACAAACTTTAACAATAACCGGCATAAAGTTAATCACAAGCCAATAGATAATCTTTATGATATGCCGCATCTAAGTCCTGAATATGTGGCGACTGAAATATATAGATTTATTTTTAGTGATGAAACTTTTATTAGGATTGCTCCTTGAATAATGATTATGGTTGGCAGTTGTATCACTGGCACATTGAAATCAGTGCTAAGTGTACCTTAAAATGTCCTCGCTGTCCTAGAACAGAACTGCCTGCTACTTCTTGGACTAACAAAGAATGGACGCTTGTTGAGTTTATGAGCGCATTCACACCTAAGTTTATTCAAGATAATGTGAAGCGTTTTACATTCTGTGGCGATATAGGTGATCCAATCTATTGCCGAGACTTAATAGATATCTGCGAATACATCAAAAGAATAAAGCCGAACTGTCACATATTCATTATTACTAATGGCTCTTATAAGAAGGAAGAGTGGTGGGTTAAACTTGCTCGTACATTGAATGAATACGACACAGTAAATTTTAGTGTTGATGGATTTGATGACGAATCAAACAACAAGTATAGAGTGAACAGTGATTGGGATAGTATCATGACGGGCATGAATATTATGGGTCACATGTCAAAAGCGTTTGTTGTCTGGGCGGCAATCTATTTTAAATTCAATCAATCTCATATTGATGAGATGACTAATCTTGCAAAAGATGTAGGATGTGATTCTATACAATGGACAAAGAGTACAAAGTTTGCAAGCAAATATGATGCATATGGTCCCAAAGATCCGTTAGAACCGGATGAGAAATATATCAGTAAAACAAATCGATATGAAAGACATACTGACAAACTCACAGATCGTTTACAGCCCATTGATGATTACATGGCTACAAATGAAAGTCTATTTCAATCAACTGCTCCTATAGGAAATATATTACCTTTGTGTTTGGTTGGTAATAGAGGCATGTATCTAAGTGCTGACGGAACTTTACATCCTTGTTCGTGGACAAGTTTCCCTTATGTTGCAATGACTGACGGAGACAAGACAATAAATTATCAGGATAGTTTCTTTGCTATGTACAGAGAACAACTATCTGTAAAAACAAACTCATTAGAGAATGTTTTGAACCATGAACTTTGGAAAAAACTATTTTCAAGTTGGAAAAATAGTCCTTGGGTTGAGTGTAGTCTCAAATGTAAAAAGGATTATGTTGATTATAATTATGCAGTAGGATATGAGACAAATTAATGGAACCGTTTGAAGTATATCGTTTATATTTAGCACTTAAACTTCACTTCACCACAAAAGACTATGATATAACAAAAACTAAGGGAGCAGTAAGGGCAAGTGAAAAGGCTTTCTTAAAAAGAAAAGACCTTTTATCTATTCGTAAGATTGCTAGAGACTATACAAGAAAAGAAGCAATAAATTTTTTAGTTGCTAACTTTGTTTCTGGAGATAGATGGGGTGGTATATTTG